GCTGGGAAGTTGTTCACGGCGACAGGAGCAGAAATGCCGACCGTACCAGTGATTCCCGCGGTCAGCCCAACAGAACCTGTGACAGTTTGGACTGCTGGGAAATTGTTGACGGCAACGGGCGCCGTGATTCCGACATTGCCGGTGATAGGACCGGTCAGACCGACGGAGCCGGTGACGGTCTGAGTGGCGGGGAAGTTGTTGACCCCGACCGTTCCGTTTACCGAAGCGGTGACATTGCCCTGGACGTTTACCTGACCGGCGATCGCGACAGGCGCCGCGATTCCCACGGTTCCCGTGATGGGACCAGAAAGCCCGACGCTTCCCGTCACGGTCTGGACTGCGGGGAAGTTTGAAACAGAGACAGCACCATTGACCGAGGCGGTAACATTGCCTTGGACATTGACCTGACCGGCCACTGCCACTGGCGCAGAGAGTCCGACCGAACCCGTGACGTTCCACGGCTGCGATCCGGATGCGACAGGACCCTGGGCGACAACAGGAACCCAGCTGGAACCAGAAACGACCTGTGTAGCCGGGAAGTTGGAAACGGCGACGGGACCCGCGATCCCGACATTTCCGGTCACAGGACCGCTCAGCCCGACCGAGCCCGTGACCGTCTGCGTAGCAGGAAAGTTTGAGACCGAGACCTGACCGTTGACACTAGCGGTGACGTTTCCCTGGACATTCACCTGTCCAGCGACTGCGACAGGGCCGCTAAGTCCGACTGTGCCAGTGATCGGACCGCTCAGACCCACGGTTCCTGTCACCGCCTGGACCGCGGGGAAGTTCTGCACGTTGACAGGGACCGTGCCGCTGACCGCGACCGTTCCTGACACGTAGACCTGCTGGTTGGCGGGGAAGTTTGAGACCGCCACAGGTCCAGACAGGGCTACGGTTCCCGTGATCGGGCCGGCGAGACCCACTGATCCGGTGACAGTCTGGGTGGCAGGGAAGTTGGAGACAGAGACCGCGCCGTTCACTGAGGCCGTGACATTGCCCTGAACGTTCACTTGGCCGGCGACGGCCACCGGAGCCGAGCGTCCGACAGTTCCGGTGATGGGGCCGGAAAGACCGAAGGTCCCCGTGAGCGCGCCCGTGATCCCGACGCTGCCGGTGACGGGAAGGGGGTTGTTCGAGGACAGGTCGACACCTCCGACCTGCAGGCCGGTGACGGATCCCGAGAGCATCGGGTTCAGTATGATGACGCCCGGCATTCTTTAGACATCCCTCGAACTAGAGATAGCGGTCACATTGTTCCCAGAATAAGTATAGACGACCGTCTTTTGCGCCACGACAGAGGTCCCGTTCTCGGCGTAGACTTTCCGCACCTCCTGGCTGACCTTGTTCCCGGAGTAGGTGTAGTCGATCGTCTTCAGGATGGAACTGTCGGCCGCCCGACGCCACGTCTCGTTTGTGACACGGTTGCCGGCCCCGTAGGTGACGCTCTCGTTCACCCCGAAGCCCGCGGGATCATCTTCTAGAAGGCGTTGGTATGTTCCATCCTTGACGAACGAGAACACATCGTGGGGGACAGAAGAGCTGACGGCGAGGGTGGTCGGATCGAACCCGACCGTCTTCGACCCATAGACGTACTTCAGGCTCCAGGAGCCGGAGCTGGTGCCGCCCTGGATCGATCCGCTGAATGTGCCTGAGATCTGGAGGATGGTCTCGGTTACGGGTTGGACGACGACGTAGGTCCCGTCGGAGTTTCCGGAACCGCTGAGGACGAGAAAGTCGAGCGCGCCGGCCGGATCGTCGAAGTCCTTGAACCCGACGTCTGGCCCGCCGAAGCTCGCGGTGAGGTAGCTGCCGGAAGCGAAGACGACGCTTCCGGTCTTGTACGTTACGTACCCGTCCGAGGCAAGCTCGGTGGCGTCGACGATGTCTGCGTCGACGATGTCCTCTCTGCTGATCCTGGTAGGCACGTCACGGTTACTCGGTCTTCTCCGCGCGCTTCTTCTTCGGAGCGTTCAACCGGGTCTCCTCGGCTTCCTTCTTGGCCGCCGCTTCCTGACGGGCGTACTCTTCCTTCTCGAGACGCTCGGCCTCGGCCGCGGCCTCCTCGGCCTTCCGGCGTTCCTCGGCCGAGACGAAGCCGTTGAAGATCCGGTAGACGATCGCCGAGACTCCCGAGTACGCGTCGGCCTGCCAGCGGCATGCCTTCGCCTGCATCTCGAGCTGGTCGGCCTGACGCAGGCACTCCTTGCGAAACTTCTCAGCCTCCGCCGCGACCTGTTCGAGCATCGCCTCCGAGAGCTCGAACCCGCCCTCGAGCGACTTGTTCCGAGCGTCCATCAAGCGGTTCTTGAGGTTCTGCATCGCTTCCTGGAAATCCATCACGTTAGCCCTTTCTCGCGAGACCGCTGGACGGCGGCCGCGATGTTCTGGACAATAATCAGGCAGGGCTCACAGATCGTGGCCTGCATGCTCTTTGTCTTGACTTTGAAAAAGACGAGGAGCTCCGGACCCTGGTCCGGAAGCTTCTGCCAGGTGGCGCCCTCGTGCCAGCGGTGGCCCGAGTCGCACCACCCGTTGGGGGGTCGTTCGACTTGGATTATCTCAAGATCTGGAACACCGATTGCCATCCATCACCGCTTACTTGATGAACAGCCAGTCGATGTGGTCGCCGCTCTTGTTCTTGCTGAAGAACGTGACCGAGCCGGTGGTCGACTCCGAGTAGTCGTCGTTGTTCGCCGGCGAGCCCGGGTCGCGGAGGAGGCCACGGGTGAAGATCATGAGGTGGCCACCGTTGTTGGTCCCGTCGAGCGTGTAGGCGATCGGGGTCGGGGTCGGGACGCCGGCCGGGATGGTGCCCGTGAGCCGAGTGATGTACCGGCTGACGGTGCCGACGCCGGCCGAACCAGTCGAGGAGACGATCGCGTTCGAGAGAGCCTGCAGGCTCTGGGCGAGCGTCTGTCCCGAGGTCAGGTACGGGCCGGTGTAGGTGCGGTCACCCGAGCCCGAGTTGAGGGCGTTGAGCGCCTGCACGACCGACGGCGTCGCCGAGAGCACCGAGAAGATGTAGTTGTTCCCGGTGTTCGTCAGCAGGCCGGCGAGGCTGACCGCGCCGTAGCCCGAGCCGATGACCGACTCGATGTTCGCGATCTCGTTCCGGAGGCCGGCGTCCGACTCGATGCCAAGGCTGAGCATCGAACGCATCGCGTTGATGTCCAGCTGGTCGAGCCGCTGGTTGTAGCCGACGAAGAAGCTGGCCGTGAGCGGCTGGCCCGACTCCCACGAGTACGCCGTCTTCTGGGTCGAGATGTCTCCCGCGAGCGGCACCGAGTAGAAGGCAACCATGACCGAGTTCGGCGAGACGCCGACGCCCGATCCGGTGACCGTGAGGCCGAAGACCTTCTCGCCGGCGTGAGTGCCGCTGAGGACGTAGAGCTCGTTGGCGTGGAGATCATTGATCTCGACATAGCAGCTCTGGGCGTCGTTCTGGAACGAGTTGTTCGCCGAGTCGTAGATCGGAACGCCGGTCTTGTCCGTGCCGTTCGAGTGCTTCAGGTTGTTCGACGAGGTGAGGACGCAGCTGAGCGACCCCGAGAACGAACCGGAGAAGACGACGCGGAGGTTCCGGTTGAGGGACATCGCGTCGGTCGTGTGGCCGGCGATCTGCTGGAGCGACGCGGTGATATTCGTCCCCAGGTTGGTCGTCTGCTGGTAGGTCGGGATGCCGTCGTACCAGTTGGTCGTGCCCTTGATGGCGGCGCGGTCGGTACGGGTGTAGTTGAGGTCGTCCTCGAGGGCGTACGGCTGGTACTCCTGGATCGACAGCGCGCCGTTGTTGCCGTCCGGGATGCCGGCCGACGCGTTGACGACGTCGACCTCATTGACGTTGACGACGTTGACGATCAGGAAGACGCCGTTGTTCGAACCGGTGAGGGCGCCGCTGACCTTGAGGAAGTTGGTACGGTCGCTCAGGTTCGTGGCGTCGAAGATCGCCAGCGACGAGCTGACACGCATCTGGCCGCCCGCGGCGCCGGCGATGATGCTGGCGGCGGCGTTCGACACGCCGGAGACGATGTGGCCGAGCTGGTTGAACTCGTCCGTCAGCGTCCGGTTCTGCTCCTGCCGAGAGGAACCCTGGATGTCGAGCTCCTGGTCGAGCGCATTGTACCTGGCGTTGAAACTCATCTTTGGTTGCCCTCGTAGCCAGAGAGGCTAGATCTCCGGCTTGCTACTTCTAAATAGAACGTTCCCGGTATTTTCCTCTAAAACAGAAAAATCACGGGACGAGATAGTCGGCGAAGAACGTACCCTGCTGGATGTTGGGACTGAAAACGTTGATCGTGTCGTAACCCGAACCCGGTACTCCCGATTCCGAAACCGTGTAGTCTCCGTCTACTGGAGTACCGGAAGACGCCCGCTTGAGACGCCGACCGTTGTGGAAGACCTGGAGGGTGGAGGGGATGAACTTGTCCCCCGTAGAGAGCTGGAAGGTGCCGCCGGAGACCTGTACAAGGTCCACGTCCCGGCGGCTACGGATCTCTACTGGAGCGAGAAAGAGAGGCACGGGCGCCCCTTACGCGGTCTCGGTGAAGTGAAGTCCGGATCCCGCTCCGACCGAGTCCCAACAGACGGAGATGGGACCGCAGTAGATCCCGGTCGGGAAAAGGTTGAGGCTCCCCGAGGCCGGGATCTTGTGCGTGTAGTGGGTGAGGCTGGCCGTCACGTCGTAGGCGATGAGGCAGTTGCCCGAGCCAACGTCGTTGTAGAAGTACAGGCCGTTCCGGGTCTGGGAGGGGCCGAGGATCTGGACGGAGCCGAGCTGGGCGGCCTGGACTCCCAGGCTCGCCGAGCTCCCGCCGTTCAGGTTGGACAGTGGTGTGAACGACGACATGTCCTACCTCTCCCGATTACGACCCGAACTCGACGCCCTGGGCCGTGATGACGAACTGGAGGTCGATGAACTCCGCGGCCTTCGTCGGCTCGAGGAAGATCTTGCCGACCATGATGTTCCGGTCCACGATGTCCGGTGTGTTCGTGGTGGAGTCCATCACGACCTTGAACCGGTTCAGGCCCTGGTCCTGCTGGACCTTCTTCAGGATGGGATTGACCATCTTGAGGAACTTGTCCCAGGTCTGCGGGTTGTCCGGCTCGAAGACCAGGTACTTCGCCGCCGAGGCGATGGTCTTCTTGGCGTAGATCAGCAGTCGCCGAACGTTCACGCGGTCGAGGGCCGAGGCCGCGACCTGGAGCGTCTTCTGACCGAAGATCGAGATGCCCGTGTCCGGGAACGTCGCGATCGGGTTGATCCGGTTGTCGTACAGCACGTTGCGGTCGTCGAACGTGAGGCGGTCGACCACGTCGGTGATGTCGAACTGGCCGAGGCCACCGCGGTTCAGACCGGCCGGGGCGAACCACGGCTGGGCGGTGCGGTCGTTGTAGGCGATCGCCGCCACCACGGCCACCGACGGCTTGACGCGAACGATCTTCTTGTTGACCTTGTCGTTCAGCTTCAGGTCCGGGTAGTAGCACGCGGTGTAGTTGTCGTCCAACTGGCGAGCCTGGAGCTGACCCACGACCTCGTTCACCGAGGCACCGGTGACGTCCATGATGTACAGGGCGTCCTGACGGTTGTTCACCATCGTCCGGCCGTAGTCGGTGATCTTCAGGTTGTCCTGGTTCGGGATCGCCAGGAGGTTCATGTCGTACGCGTCCGGGTTGGCGATCGTGTCGACGGCACGCTTCTCAGCGACGACGCCGAGGATCGTCTCGTCGTCCGTGTTGTTCAGGTACAGCGGGTCCGCCACGCGGATGTCCCAGCCGTCGTGTCCGCCGCGGAACGGCAGGGTGAACTTGTGGAGGGACGCCGACTGGTAGACCGGCATCGTGTAGAGGCCGTAGCCCGGCACGTAGGTGTAGAGCTGCTTCCCGTTCAGGTACGACGCGCTGAGGTTGCTCAGCGAGAAGTCCGCGTCCGAGTTGTAGAGCCCCGAGCTCTCGATTCCGTCCGGGAGCGGACGCATGCGGGAGCCGATGCCACCCGACAGGAACTGGACGCCCCAGCAGGTGTTCAGGTCCAGGTTGCCGAAGCGGTCGCTCTGGTTCTGGACGTACGGGATCTGCGGGACGAACGCGCCGTTGGTGAACTGCGGGTCGATGTAGCCGCGGAAGCCCCAGGGGAGCGCCTCGGCCGGGATGACCGTCGTGGTCGGGATCTCGACCCAGATCAGCTTGCTCTTCGCCGGCCAGGTGCCGGTCTGGACGAACTTGCGCTGGATGGTGTCGAAGGTCTCGACCTGGTCGCCGATCCGCTTCAGGACGTAGTTGTCCGAGTTCGGGTCCATGGTGCACCCGATGAAGGACTCCAGGTTCTGCACGCGCTGGTCGGTGTCACTGAAGCCGCGGACGACGACGTCGAACGTCCCGTACGGGGTCGACAGCGGGTTCGGCGACGGCTTCACGTTCGAGATCGTGACCTTCAGCCGCCTCGTCTCCGCCAGGCCGTGACCGCGGGTCCAGAACCGGAGCATGTTGAACTCCTGGCCGCCGAGCGGCTGGGACTTCACCCACATGCTCTGTCCGCCCTCGAAGTCACGAAGCCAGCTCGAGGCCGAGAGCTCGACCGCGACGCCCCAGCTCGCCGAGGCGGCCGGAGTGGCGTACTTGAAGTTGCGGAAGATGTAGTGGTAGTAGGTCTGCCACAGGGTCGGGTCCGTGTTGAGGACCTTGCCCACGTAGTTCGCCGACGAGGTCAGGAACGACGCGGTGGTGGCGAACAGGACCGTCGAGCCCGAGACGACGCGGACCGTGAAGTTGTTCGCGTCACCGGCGACACCTGAGACCTGCACCGGGTACTGCGAGTGGAGCTCCAGGAGCACCTGCCCCTGGCTGCCCGAGATGATGTTGTCGGTGATGCCGACGACGTTCGGGATCACCCACCCCGAGGGGTAGGCGGCGTTGGTCGCGACCGTCCCGGTGCCGTCCTTGTGACCCAGGACGCGGACGACCGTCGCGGCCCCAGCGTTCGCCAGGTAGCCACGGGCCGCGTACGGGACCGAGAACTTCGGGTCCACGGCGCCGAAGCGCTGTGCGAAGTCGTCGTACCCCTGGGTGATGACAGGCAGGAATGCCGGACCGAATGGGGTCCGACCGATGAGCGCCGCCCCGATCCCAGCCACGCCTTGCGCCAGCTGGCTCTGGTCGAGCTCGGAGGTGAAGACGCCCGGGCTGAGGAACTTTTGCGCCATCTTGAAGAAATCTCCCTAAAGGTCTAGTCTCAGCGTAGAGCCCAGACCAAGCTAAGTCTAAATAGACGGAAAGAAGCCCAACGGCCTCTTTTTCTCATTTTTTCCTGTACAAATCCAAGAGGGCCTATTCGGGCTCATCCGGAAAGAGCTTCTTGAACTCCGCCCGGGAGACCAGCCTCTCCTTGAATCCGACGGAGTAGGCCGTCTTGGTGATCTTCACGGCCGGCTTCTCGCCTTCCGTGTCCAGGGTCAGGTTGGCGGGGACCCTGAAGGAGGTGCTGTAGCGGACGATCCTCTCCTGGTCGGTGAACTCTTCGAAGTTCGAAGAGTCGGACAGGGTGGAGTCGAAGAAGCCCACGAA